TAATCTAATAAACACTGAACCAATATATCTGAATAAAAGTTACCAGTTGTATGATATACGGTCATCTTGTTTCGTGTAGGATCAAGATTGAACACGCTAGTATCATCTACAATCTTTGCATAAGTTTGATTATATAATGCTGCATTCTGCCCAATAGTATTAGGAGGCAGATATGTTATGATTCCTGTCTCGTCTACACTGCTTGCTCCGTTTCCAAAAGCCATCTGAAAAATTTCACCATAGTTACGGCTGCTCAATGTATTAGCAAGAGATTCTGAAATATTTTCGTAGTTGATCGCATTCTTTTTATCTACGAAAATCTCTCCTGAGTTTGGATCGTAGATTTTAACGAAACCTTCTATCTTATATGAAAGTGTAATCACAGACATTAATCGTCCCCTCGTTTCTGAACGAATACTTCATTTGTTTCAGGATCATAAATCTTAACGCTGGACGAAAAGTAAACCCCCGAATTCTCGTCAGGTTTTTTCTTGATTTCAGGCTTTTCAGCATCAGTTGTTGACTTATTTGTATTCATCTCATTATTTATCATTTAAGAGTTATCCACATCTAAGAATTTTGCAGGAACAGTAGTACTAATCTGCAATGGATCCCCATTTACACTATCATATGTAAAACTGTTCCATAATTGGTTATAGTAGACAGGATCTAGGATATTTTCGGGTATCATGCCAAATACCTCACTATATTTCCTGATCACGTTCTTAGCTCCAGTACCTTCAGCACCCCTGCGTATATCTAAGAGTTTATTATTCTCATAGTCAACCTCGTTAAATTCTATGATCTCTCCGTCTACGTAGATTTTGTTACCTTCGAATACTGTTATATCAAGAATATCATTAACAGATATATATGAACCAGGATCTATACGAACCGTAGGATAATTGTCTTGTAATAGTATTTGATATTGTGATCTGTCTATGTAAAGACCTGTTGACACATTCTTTATACGAACACCGGTTATATACTGCTTGTTGCCTTTCAATCCTACTACAAAGTAACCATCGGTTAAGCTAGCTGTTGCTGTCAAAGATATACTATTCACTACAGCAGTGACATCATCGATTTTTAATTCAGTGCTTAATGGATACAAGTCATATGTGACAAAAGTTCTTGCTTCTGCTGGTACACAGAGAATAGTTGGATTTCCTCGCTCATCGACTATATTGATATATGTTCCTTGATTTGGTGTTGATGTAGGTATCATATTGGTCATGATAACTGTATCAGAGCTACTAACCGTAGTGAGTATTCCTAATTCATTGTAATCATAGATTCTCAAGCTGCTCGACGGTACACGCTTACCATTGATAGTAATATATAATCTATCCACATACTGTTGACTGAACTGTGTCAATATAATAGTTGCAGTTTGATCAGTTAATACTATACTATCCCCATATTGTGTAGCTGATACACTAAATTCTGTTTCGCTGTATATGGTTTTTATATAATATACGGTGCCTTGTTTTAGCCCACCGATAAGACTATCACCGTTTTTATTAGTAGTAGTTGATAGATATATAGGAGTTCCTTGAACTAGATTAGTTGTGCTATCAACTACTAATGTGCTTACAGCAAATGTTGGGCTTACGTTATAAGATTGGCTTATTGTAGCAGTCTTTAATCTTATTGATCCGTATTTCCATGTATAACCTGCACTAGTGAATTTGCTTGCTACGGTCTGTGGGACATTCACATATCCAAAACTTGAACTATATGAATTTTGATATAGCTCGTAAGTAGTTGGAGTTACTTTACGTACATAGAATATCTGCCCGTTCAACTCAGTAGAGCCACCTAAACCATCAATACGAATCTTAGTATTATTAGTCCAAGTCGGATCAGAATTCACTGTTATTATAACTGCCGGTAGTCCACCAACAGTAACACTCATGAAACCAACAGCAGTATTAAGCACTATCTGATTACCAAGATAATCTTGTATAGTTATATGAGTGCTATCGACTACTTGCTTGATATAGTATACGGTTCCATCTGTTGCTACATTACCAAAACTCGTACCTTTGAACTCGATTCGTTGTCCGGCTACGAAATTCGTAGTGCTATTGACAGTTATCTGATTGTTTGTGCTTGAAGTTCCTGTAGCTTGACCAACAGCGATAGCAGGTGAAACAGTGTTATTAACATATGTAATCTTACTTACGCTTATAGTATCGCCATACTGAGTATGTAGATACTGCTGGTTGGTGTCATTGAATGTAGTAACCGCTATTTTTGAATTAGTAGCAGGTGCACTAGTAAAAGTAAGTTTATTTGTTATAAAATTGATAGTATATGCAGTTGATGTCTGTCTCAATCCATTTATCTCTACTATACCATTTGTATTATTTGTTCCACCTACGTTGTTTGTCAGTGTGAACACAGTAGTAGATCCATCTCCAGTAAACATCTGTGTTTCTGGAATAGAATATCCATACTGAGTTGGAGTAGTTTCTCCAAACAATGTATAATTTAGATAATTACTATCGTTTGTTAGAGTATTGCTAGCGAATATGATAGTTGCATTTATACCATTCGATTGTATACCAAAACTATAATCAAATGTTATATAAGTTGCAACACCAAGAGCATCAGCCAAACTAACTTCACTTCCGCCGGGTGTAGCAGATACGGTGAATGTCTTGAAATTGACGATTGTCTTTACGTAATATGTTGTCAATGGATTTAGATTTCCAAATGCAGTATTACTGAAAATAATCTTACAGTTGGGTACCATTCCAGCAGTGCTATCAGTAATTATATAATTACTTCCTGAGATTGTCTCTATTATATTACTACTGTATCCTTGTACAAGCTTGACTCCATTATTATAGATTATAGGAGCAGTCCATGGTATTTCTGAACCTATACTTAGATTTAGATACATTGTTCCTGTACCGTCTGTCAGAGGAACAGTAGGTCCTGATGTTCCTGTATCTACATCATATGTGACGCTTACTGTAATAGTATTTGTTGCATTACTTACAGTCTTAATGTAATAAGTGGTATTTGATATGATACTACCAAATACGATACCACTGAAAGTTATAGGAGCTCCTATAGTTAAACCAGCAACATTATCTAATGTGATTCGATTGCTTATACTTTCAGTCTGTGTAGCAAGAACACTTGATTCATAAGTGTTTGGTTGCACGACTCCGCTGCCTTGGAATATAGTACCAGTAAAATTACAATTGGTATATATTTCATTGAATCCAGTAACAGTATTAACTCTGATAGGATCAATGTCAGTGTTAGAACTTGTCAATTGATTTCCATTACCTACTTCATATACATCTACACGAAGTTTTTCCAATGGTGTCAATGTGAGTGGTGTAGTTAGAGTTATATTTTTATATACCCATTCTACTGTATAATCGATTCCTTCATACAATGTAGTACCTAGACCACTAGTGCTGTCTATCTTCTGAACTATTACTCTTGCTGGATATTGTGTTATACCATCAAAATTATATACTTTTTGTAGGTCGGTGATAGGAGTAAATTCTTTACTGACCGCAGTGAATCCAGTGTGCTGATATACAGCACTGTCCCAGTTTACACCAGGGCGTGTTCTAACTGTCATCATCATATTATCACGTATCAGTCCAGGTACTAGTTCTTCTGGACCATATCCATATTTAAATTCATCTCCCTTTACAACATGTTTTGCAGGATTTACAGAGAACAATGATACATCGTCCCAAGTGACGCCGTTATCGTTACTAACAAGTATAGTATTGTTGTCACCCACAACGACAAATTGATCTAACGAACTAACGTAAGTAACATTATTAAGACTTTCTAGTGTATTAGAAGTTCTTGTAATCCAAGTTGTTCCGTCAGTAGAAGTCTGTATCTTGCCCTGTTCTCCTACTAGAACCCAAACATTGTTGTTATAAGTTATAGACCATATGCTTAGATTATCATAGCCATATCCTTTAGTTCCAGGCAATACATTGCTTATAGCATATGCAGTTCCAGTGCCAGACCCAACCCCTGTAGCATTGAATGTACCACCTACAGCGGGTGTACCTATATACCCTATACTATTCCAATTAGTAGTTCCCAATGATTGTATAGTATATGGACTACCTATGATGAATGAACCTGCATTTACTGATCCAGTATAAACACTGCCGCCGTCGGTTAGGCTGATAGTAATAAGTGTATCACTGAGTATACTTTTTACATAATAAGTGGTAGTAGTATCTATAGAACTAAATGGTTGACTAAATGTCAATGGTGTTCCTACAGATATCAATACAGGCGATATGTTCATGATGCCGTTAGTAGGGTTGAAACTACTCACGAAAAATTCATTATGTCCTTGCCAATTTATAGCATCACTTGAGCTATAAATGATGCCACTTTCTCCTGCTGCTATTATAAGAGTATCGCTGCTAGCAACAGTATAAAGCTCATAATCTGTTATAGGATTTAAATCGTTATAATTTTTACCATCATATGAATAAGTGATCAAATTAGTAGGATTAGTTATTGTTATGTCATTAGTCACGACAGACACACTTCCAATACCAACTGCAACCACGCCAGTAAAGTTACTAGTACTTGCAGGTGCTATGTCATATAACTGGAAGTTCTTGTTTACCGGATATGTTTTTGTCTCAACCCAGTCATATGTGTCTAGGCTATATATAATGCTATCGCCCACTGCGATATATAATCCGTTGAAATATGTCACTGCCTCTAAGCTCAACTGAGCTATACTCAAGCTAGTAGAATCATAATTTTCTGTATCCCAAGCTACTGAACCCCATGGTGTGAATGAACCATTAGTAGACCAATCCATACCGTTATTGCTTCTATATATAGGAGTAAATGGATTAGTAGATGTGATTAGATATACGCCGTTAGCATATAGCATATCTGTAAAATTAATGTTAGAAGTTGCTAGTTTTGCATCTATCCAATTTACTCCGTCCATGCTATAAACTATAGCACTATAATTTAATAGGTTAGCACTTGCATAATAACCATTATTATAAACGACAGATGTAAGTTCTACATTTGTAGGATAGAATTCTAAATCTTTAAGCTTAGTGTCTAAATCATATTGCAATGACGGTGAGAAACTATTTCCTTTATAGATGCTGTTTGGATATGTAACACCATCATATAGCTGTGTCAAATCTCTACCTGGCATATTTCTTGTTGGTTGATAATAACCGATCACTCTATCCATAGCATTGATTCTTGGATCTCCGCTATCGATCAATTCCCATTTACCGATAACGAACTCGTTATCGTTATTGCTTACCAAACAGTTATATAATCTATTGTTAAATCTAATTATAGATGCACTGAAGAAGAAAGGTTCTGGTAAGAACATATAGCTTCCTGATTTAGCTATGTTCATAGATCCACTTGCATCACTACTGATATTCAATGTTGTACCATTTGGAACAGTTGATATCGTGATAGCTGTTCCGGATACTATAGATTTTACATAATATGTCTGTGCTATGTTGATATCGCTACTAAAAATATCACCAGTAAACACTACAGGATCATATAAATTAAATATCGAACTATCAGAAACAGTTATTCTATCATTACTCGCAGTTACTGCGGTAGCTAATGTAGATGCAAAACCAGTATAAGTAAAATCATCAAATTTAACAGGCACGGAAAGTGCTTTGTCGAGATATACTTCAAACTGTTTATTACCGCGAATTTTTAAATAGTATGTCTGGGTTGGTATAGGAACAACACCTGATACTATCACATCTGTTATTGACCCACTACTATCAATCGTATTGACTTCAAGTGTGATGTCATTTGTTGTATTCTTTCCACCTAAAACAGTGCCAGGAATAACAATCTGATTAGTTATAGCAAATCCACTACCACCGTTGGTGATTATAGCTCTATAACCACCTAGAATATATGACAAGGTGAATACTGGGTATGTCAAAATAGTCTGATCAAGTTTTATAGGATTGGTAACTACTGCCGTGCTAGTAATAGCTAGTGTAGAACCGTTAGGTGTGCTTGACAATGTTATATATGGTATACCAGTACCGGTCATGACGCCTGTATCGTTTTTGAGCACGACGACAGTGCTACCATCAGTAGATATAGTGAAGTTTTTGCTATCGATAATACTGTATACGACATATGCTTCATCTACTACGATGTTACCTAGACCCACACCGCTGAATACTATAGGCATACCTAGATACAGCGAAGAAGTGTTATAATCTGTATTACAGTGAATTTTATTACCAGTACTACTAGTACTATCGCAGATTACGGTTATGGGTCCTAATGTTTTACTGCTGTCTGCAGGGTCTGCCCCACCTGTATAATCTTTTACATAATAAGTAGTGCTGGAACTCAATCCACCGATGCTTGTACGTAACTGTACTGGCATATTTTTATATAACCAACTTGTATCATCTAGAGCTAATCTATTAACACCGGTTATTGCAGCATAAACATTTTTATGCAACGTGTCAGTTATTGTATATGTTGTGCTACCGATATTGGGTATTAGATTTGAAGTCTTATAAAATTCAAATGCTTGACCGTTAACTTGTCCCGGACTTACTGGCAAGGATACGTTTGCAGTCATAGTACCTGTACTAGTTGAGAGTTTTACTGCGTTTTTCTGATTATTAGCCACACAGCTACCAGTATCATCTGTTACAACAAGAACATTACCATTTATATTCTCACTGATGGTGATCTGAGTAGGCGATAATTTTTGTAGAACGTAGTAGAGTTTACCAGAAACGATATTACCAAAAGTAGTACCAGTAAAGATAACGGGATTCTTTTCTGTGAACTCCACTGCGCTGTCCAATACTATCGCATTCCCTAAACTTATAGTCTGAGTGACATTTGCTTTATACAATGGTGTTACCACAGTATCAGTGAATGGCCTATCCTGTATATTAGTAGCAACATTTATATCTATTTGTGATAAAGTAAATGTTTCCTCATCGATTATAGTATTGACATAGTATACCTGATTTTCGATAAGATTACCAAACATACTCTCTCCAGGATTAGTTGCAGTAAACCACAATATTGTCCTAGGAGTGAACGTAGTTGTTCCACCAGTACCTATCAATGATAGAGGTATTGTTATACTATTGATATCTGATTTAGCTTCTGTTGCCTGTAACAAGTTAGGATAATTTGCAGTTAATACTACTTTACCGTCATAAGCTCCGGTTATACATGTCATTGGTATAGTAGCAATTCCGCCAGTTAACGACAACACAGAGCCGTCGATACTTGTTGAAATTGTAAAGTCAACTTCGTTAATAATGCTATGTACATAGTAAGTAGTGCCTATACTGATATTTGAATCACATGCGGTACCTTCAAATTTTACAGGCATATTCTTGTAGAAACCAATTGTAGTACCACTAGCATTTAATTCCATCTGACTTAAATCTGGATTATTACCGTCTTGTGGTGCCAGCCTTATTATATTATCTGTTATAAGAGTCTTACTTACTACCCTATTATAGCTAGACCATACTAGTGTTTTCTCATCGACAGCATCTACTATCTCAAATACTACATCATTCGAACTAGCTCTTATAGAATTGATATCCGGGCTAGTACTTTCTAATGTTATGTGTGTACTAGCTTGTTTATCAGTGTTGTGGTAACTACCTGCATAGAAAGCACCATAAAAGCTTCCTTTTTCCCAATCGCTGATGTGACTCTGATAGCTAGTTCTATCATAACGAAGCCTCATGATATTTTCACGAACCGGAGTAGCTTGTGGTATAGCAATAGCTCTTGCACCGAGATTTAATGTCATTCCAGTAGATGTACCTATATCATATATAGGGATGCCATGTATTGTTCCAGAAACACTATCTACATAATTGTTATATAAAGCTATTATTGTAGCAGGTGTAGTTTCTAATACTCCTACGTAATACCAGCCGCCATCTTTAAGATTACCGACACCAGCACCATCTACATTTTTAAACTGCACTAAATCTCCTGATCTTAGATCAGGTGCATACAATCTTAGATTATTAAGTTTACTAATAATCATAGTGTTATCAAATGTGATAGACAACGCCGGTTCGATTATCAATTCAGGTGTTACTGCATATCCTTTACCTGGATTTGTTATTTTAATGTCTGTTACTACATCCAATGCCATTATCGGAGTAAAGCTTGCTTCTACCTTTGGGGCAGGGAATATTGATGTATCAATATTAGCAGTTATTTTTGGTGGATTATTATATAATCTTCCTCCATATAATAGCAATGCGGCAGGTAGATCAATGTAGATAGGAGTATTTGGATAGTGATTTGATATATCAGTAGAGTTTAATCCCCTAGATAAACCACTTAATATATTATTATCTCTATCGACTGTGCTATAACCGATATACTCATCATCGATTTTTATCACACCGGTAGTAGGGAATCCTGATGCGTTATCTACGTATAATGACCTTGTACCTAATGTTAGGTATGATTTCAATGTTGTTATATGATAGTTTGGTTGACCAACATAGTTTATGATTGTCCCGTTACTGTAGACGGGATTTCCTAATGATAAACCATAATTCTCATACCATTCTTTATAAAGATCGGTCTGCCATAAACTATTAGTATACGTATATTCGTTTTCATTATTTGGATATTCTGCATAAGTCATCTGCGGGCTTATGAATTTTCCATACTTTTGATTATATCTTGCTGGGATATCAAAGTCAGTGAAGTTACCATCATATTTTTCAATACCAGTATATTTAAATAAGAAATCTTTGATAACCACATGATATGGTTTAGCTTCATTGATGAAGTTATTCAAGAATGTTTGATCATCATTCTTGTAAATTTGATATGATTTTAATTCTCTTACAGTATGAGAAACGTCTACCATACTTGTCTTAGTTAGCCATGGCAGATAATTCTCACTCTCGATAGTCTCGCTCTGTATATAATTGAATAGCAATATCAAACTTTTGTTTCTATAAACCAAGAAATCTTGTATAAAAATCTGTTCATTTAGTGCACGTAGTATATTTCTTGTCTCAGAGCTTGGGAAAGAATCATATGGATCAGTATCGAAGAAGTTACCGCTATAACCTATCTTTGCAGTAACAAAATCGTATAGATATGAATTAAATTTTAATGTACCGTTTTCAAGACCCACACGAGTCCATACTCCGTTGCCATCATTTCTATATACTTCAAATTTACCAGATCCGTTCTTTTCAACTTTGGCTAGCGTTCCTTCTTTAGTATTATCTAAAGACGCTAGGTCTGCGTATACTGATACTTGTACGGATGTTTTAGTGCTATCGTCATATCCATCTGCCCACCAGTTGATATACTGCCAATAGGTAGTAGTATCATAAAAATCATCTTTGACGAATAGAAAGCTTAATTCTTCACGTGATTCAATGATAGGATATTGTTTTAATATACTATTGCAATAATCAAGATAATTCTTCAATGCTAGGTTTCTATTATAGAAGAAGCTCTGTCTTGGTGTATTCAATATTCCTTGTCTTGTATTCTCTGGCAAGAATGGATTTGGAACTACTTGTCCGTTGGTATCACAGCCTGACAGGCTATCTAAAAACTTTGAATATAGGCTAGTTGGATTTCCTACTGCGTTGATATTTTTTAATGGGAAACCGGGTAAGAAATCGTCTGCAAAATTCTCACGTATCAAACTATATTCATTATGAGACACATCCTCGCCTATGTTATTATTGTATCCGATATGAAATATAGTATCAATGCCATCAAAAAACGATCCACAATTATACATACTGAATGTATTTGGAAGTAAGAACGCAACTAATGGTACACCGCTGTTATTTGGATTAGTTATGTAACCTTCAATGATATTATCGCTTAGTGTTTTTCCCTTATTGCTATAGATGGTATTAGTATTTCTTACCCAGAAATAATATGTAGGTACGACTATACCACTACTATTCAACATGCTATTGATGTTGTATTGGTTCTCATCATAAACTGTGCCAGGACCCTGATAATTATTAGGAGTCACATCACTTTCTACCCAAGTATATACTGCTACATCGCTGCCCGGAAATACTTGTCCCCAGTGTCTGCTGTTATAAACTAGATCATTTTGATGATAGTTAAACCAACGAACATTGTTGGTGTCGAACCATATTTTACCTACATGTTCGGCTCCCCACAGCATTCCTGATTGCGGGAGATAGTTTACATTATAATTAGCAGGATCGGTAGCACTCACATAATCTATATTCTCACGTGCTATGCCCAATAGTTTATTCTGTAATGGATCCACATAATCAAGACTAGATAATGTTTGATTAGTCTTAGCACTAAACAACTGCACATTGTTGATCTTACTAGTGTCTACAATGTTTACAGGTTTCCTATATTCTACCCAGTCTGTCATGCTGTTAGGTGATACGAATACTAGAACTTTGCCCCCAGTTGATACTGTATCAAAATTCTGATAGCCTATCATTATCTTGTTGTCAACAAACTCAAGACTATTTCCATAATTGGGATTATTGCCATAATCCAATGTATCGTCATTTACATTCTGTGCATATACATATTTGCCTGGATTATTCAAGCTTTCTTGATAATTAGCGAGATATTCGAATAGGAATACACTACCGGCATTTTCATATGTATCCACAAACTGTGTAGCATTATTATCAAATAAAGTGTCATTATCAAAGTTCTCGTCATCTATGAAATCAAAGAACGTGCCTTCATAGCGAGTGCTTGTAGGTGCACTGATCAATAAACTGTTTCTATTATTGATTTTTACATTAGTACCAAATGCAGTTCTACCTACCGCATGCGGAGTCGTTATAACTTGTGTTTTAGTAAATAAGTTGATACCTAACTCAGTTAATACACTGTCTCCGAAAACAGTTAATGACAACATCTCATTCGCTGGACTCAATGATTTGTCGATAAGTTCTATCACGAGCTTATTGTCACTAGTAGCCATAGCTTGGATGTTGATCAAATTATTACTGTTTATCTGTGTAGCTACTGAACTTGCATTACCTGGAGTAAGTGTTAGGCTATATCCATTTAATAAAATAGTTCTATTTGTAGTTATATTGCAAGCACTGGTTCCTATTATAGTTCCGTATTTTGCACCGCCGTTTACAAAACTATAAACTGCCCCTTCTACATTATTGTCATTTACTTCAAACGGACTTCCTACAACTATGTCATTTCCGCTAGTATTCATATCTACACTAATGCCAAAATTTATATCGATTCTGTCATTATAATCACTATTAAAAGTTTGTACTTTATAGAAATAGTTATCGCTTATAGAAACTATATCGCCGGCGTTTAGATCACTGAGCCAATAGAATCTATTATTAGCCACACCATAATTGTTGTCTTGAACGCTGTATCCATTCACATAGACAAACATCTGATTTGTCTGTGCATACGCAGTGAAGTTAAGGCTAGTAGCATTAGTAAATGTTAATACAGCATTATTGTTTCTGCTACTCTTTAACTTGATCGTGCTTCCAACAACAGATTGCACATAATAAACAACCAGAGGATTTATGCCTGAATTCTTGAAGTCATTATAACTACCAGTGTTACCTATAAACATGATAGGTGTGTTTACAGTAATGTTGGTCACGCTTGACAATGTTATAGCATTTGAACTTACTGCTGAACCAGTGACTCCTGCGATATTATTTGGAGTCCATGCCAGATCAAAATTAAACTTTTGATATGAAACGCTATTATATGGAGCTATGAAATTCTGCTCGCTTCGTAGATATAAGTCAGCTTTACCCCAATTGGTAACTGTTCCATCATAGTATGGACTTCCAACTAATAGTCTATTTCCTCTGTAACTAGTTGATATGCTATTACCATATCTGTCACTGCTAGAACCAGTTATCGTATTACTATGGATATATGTATTAAGAGTTGCTACTCCTGTACCAGATCCAATTCCTGTTGCTACGAAGGTTATTCCAACTTTGTTATCGATAGCGCCTATAGCTATAAAGTCTGTATCACCTACAGTCTTTATAGTATATACATCTCCTATATTGAAATGACCAGCATTGATGTCTATATTTTGTTTTTGATAAACATATACCTTACCTAGATCGAGTGCTGATATGAATAGAAAATTACCGTCATCACTGAATGTGATCTTATCACCCCAATCGGTACTTCCGTCTAGTGCTGTTATAGCCTGTACTACAGATGTAAGTTGATTAGTCAATACCGAATTGTTTAGTACATATATGTTGACTCTAGGACTAGTAGTAGGTTGACTTATCGCATAGAAATTATTTGCATGAGCTATGCTCGTACCAAAACTAGTAGATCCTGTTAAAGTCTCTACAGGTATAAACGTATTTGTATTGCTATCATATTTGTATCTATATACTTCTCCGGCACTAGCGTCACCTACAAAATAACCCGCATTGTCTGTGTATGCTACACTTGTACCAAAAGTAGTTAGATTGCTGTTTTTCAACTCTGCAATTTTATTAAAGTTGATAGATTTTTCATATACTGCCCAGTTTCCATCTACGTTGTTATCTACCCATACACGGTTCTTGATGAAATCATTCTCTATCAGATCCATATTAGCGATGTCAGCAGGATTACTTACTCTATGGCTCTGGAAACTAAACCCAAGACCTTTACCTTGTAATACATTGTTATTGTTTGGATTTGTAATATTTAGGTTGATAATAACCTCACGCAAATTGACTACATCAGTGACGATATAATATCCATCTACAGTTATAGAGAAATTCGCTATTGCCACTGGATCATTCTTGATCAAATTGTGGTCTCTATCGAAAGTTATAGTAGCTGTCTGGTTGGCATTGTTTTTTACAGTAAACACTTGACCGATGCTCTTCCAACCGAATACTTCCCAACGTTCTTTGAAGTTTGCTAGCCACATGTATTCGCCGACATAAAATTTATTGATCGGTACTGTTTTATTATATGTGTCAACTGCGAAAGGTAGACCAGAATAAAAATAACTAGCCATCTTTACATCGCCATAGTTCACGAAACCTGCGCTAGGGTATAACACTTGTTCTGGATAACCATCCAATGTAGTTAAAATATTTGCACTATCGATCTTAGTATTATAATTGTATAGCTGCCATATAGGCACTTCTTGCATAGAACCTTCAGTCTTGACGCTATCAAGCAAGCTTACAATACTTGGATCGCCGGTCATCAGTGCTTGATTTATCCTAAACTCTACGAAGTTCTCATTTAATAATCCACCAAAGCTACCGGTCTGTATTGCCCAGTTTTCATATGTCTTATAGTCGATAGGTCCCTGAGGTAGTTTAGCGCCAACAAACATATCGATTGCGTTATTAGTGCCTTTGTTTCTAATGAGATTCTGATATACTTGAACCTGACTGATATCGCTCAAATCTATCAGTGTTAGGTAATCTCTAGGACGATATCCAATGAGACTGAAGCTCAACAAATCTGCATCTTGATGAAGATTTGCTTGATGTATATCATAATATAAAGTGCTTTCATATGCACGATTGGCAGGATTAGCTAACATACCAATCTGTATATCGCTATATTGTATCTCTTTCCAATACAATGATTGAAAATCATTGCTAGGAGCTATTATTCTTTGTGCGACATAATATTTGTTTTTATATGTTACTATCTGTCCTTTAGTATATTTTTCGCTATTAGACCAATCTTTTATATTATCTTGACTTAAGATAAAGCCCAATGCGTTTACAGTACCATTCCAATCCGCAGTTCTTGAGCCTCGGACTACCATTCTATCTTGTTTTAATCCTGTGATCAGGTTATATATCACATCATTGAACAATGTAGTATTATCAAAAACTATACCGTGTTCTATAGAACTAAGATCAAATTGACCATAAGCAAGGCTGTCGCCTTGATTCAATGTATGTACATGAAACTTAGTATCATCTCTATCGACACATAAATCTTTCAGTTCTACTGGATATAAGTTTTGATTTAATATGTAATTTTGATTTTTAATAGTCAGTGGCTGAACTACTTTATTAGCATTGTTGATGGTAAGATCGGTAGCTGCTGGATTAAGATTAACTATACTTCCAGCTTCCCATCCTTGTTGGCTCCAGTACATCAACTCTAATACCATCTGCTGCCAGTCTATAACTAAACCATTCAATGATTTATCAAATACCATTCCTTTTTTTATGAGGCTATTTCCATAATTCATTAAAAATTGACAAACATCTTGCACATTATAGAACTTTGTTCCATATGGCACTAGTTGTTTTAAGTTACTATAGTCATTGGCAAGTTTTACAGTTTCATCTACTACAGTTAGATTGGTATATTTACCATTGAATATAGGAGTGACAGTCTCGAAATATGCAAATTTCTGACTATTACCATATACTGTAAAATATCCATCATTTTGTTGCACTATGACAGAACTATAATTAATCTTGTCAGAAGGAACATTGTCGTATAGTAAAATATTTAAGCTTTCATTTGGAATCAACAATGAGTTAGTATTAGTTGTTGGGTTTGCTTTCTCGACAAAGAAGTTGACTAAGGTTTTATCACTAAAGCCACCTAATCTATAGATCAATCGTACATCAATATTTTTGAGAAGACTAGTTATCTGAGCAGTAGCATCTATACCATGCTGCTTTACGTAATCTACTATCCAGTTTATATAAGAGGTTGCAGGAGTACCATCTCCGTATACTTCTATCTGATCTAATCTTAGATGAGATATATCATTATATAGGTACTGATCGAATTCTGTGTTATATTTGTAGTTGTCAAAATCTACCGCAAGATTGTATAGTTCTGCTGGTTTAGTGATCGCAAATAATCTTACAAGATCAAAAGGCCATGTTGAGCTACGACGATAGCTCAACTCTACCGGTCCCATGTCACCTACCATCCAATCAGATTGGAAAGACTTCATCTGATAATTGCCTACTATAGACACAAACGGACTTACTAGATTTCCATTAGTGTCGACTGGAATTATTTTCGTAAGTCCTGGTCTTGCTAATTTTGATATAGTATATGGATTTCCATCGTTATATACGTATCCCAGTTCTAGATCATTCCATAATATTAAGTTTTCGCTAGTATAGGGTGCTGGTCCATATCTATCATCCCACCAAGTTGGCTTGATACTAAATCCCAGCATCTCCCATGGCGTAACGTTTGGAGCTGTAGTGTCATAGAAATACTGATACACACCTCTCCAGTAACCAGAAGGAATTGGATTATTATCTAATTTATTTGAGCTATTACTATAATTATAAGTGAACTCATTTGTCTTACTAAAATACTGGCTCTTATAGTCCAGTCTATTTTGACCAATCCAATCAAGGAATGATGGTGTATAAAGTTCCTTGAAGGTATCATAACTTAAAGATTTAGTATTGTTCCTGAAGTATCCTGGTACTACATCGTATTCTCTGATAGGGATAGGCGTACTTAACTTTATATTGTTATATACTCTGCGTTCGAATTCTAATAATGCTTGGTCTCTGAAATCGATCAATACCTCATTTGCTTCGTCGTACTCACCGTAAAGTTTAGTATAAGACCCATCATGTCCTACAATAAAATATGTAGGTACTAGATAATTGTTATCCAATACAACCTTAGGTTCAAATGCAGGATATAGTCCTAACTTAGTTGGTGTATTAGGAACGTAACTACCATAAGTCTGATTGTATTCTTTGACTACTATCTGATCTTGATTTAGTAATGGGATAGTCAATATAACATGTGCGGACATATCATCGATAGTATAATCTTTATTGCGTACTAACAGATATTCATATCCATTTCTCAATAGATATACCAATATACCATCATAGCTTGCATAGTTAAAATCATAAATCTTACTAAGCGTATATCTTGTATGATCTAGATTGTTATTGAATGTGTATGTATTGCTGATATACGGAGATTTACCAGGTAACATATCAGACCAAAAGAAACTATTGATCTGGTTTTTTGAACTTGTGATCTGCTCAAGCGCATCATCTAATATCTTGCTTGGAGTAAATGTCTGTTCATAGCTAGTATTTTGCACAGTATAAACAATATTTTGCTTATACTTTGTATATTCTCTGCTATTGTATAACAATGCATCTACTAGACTATAGTCTTGGTATCTTAAAAATATTCCAGGCAATGCTAATGAAGCACTATTTTGTACGATCACACTACCATATTGATTTAAGTCACCGCAATCCCTATAGTTATTATCACCAAAAATAGTTCCTGTAGTGATTGGACTATTGATGAATATATCCTGGTAATGTATTCTAACATCACCGATATTGATATCTTGTAGATCACCATTTAATGGATTCTTAGATAAATTCCATGGCACTTGATAATAAGCTACATTGCTTATCTGATCACTGTTTATCAGTACCTGTATCTTTGTTGATTCAGTAGGCGTAGTTATAAGATTGAGTACAGTGCTACTATCTGTTGTTGTATATGTATAATCTATACCTTCTTCTTTATAAACATTGTTATAAAATACTTTTACGCTAGGCCAACTATCTTGGACGCTAGGCAATGCCATGATATCACAAGTATAAGCTAATGATGGATTATCAACATCAAAATCAAAATCAAAAATCTGATATTGTATACTTGGTGCTATAGCTTTTTCCCAACCCAATAATCTTTCATATGTAGTCAGTGAAGTAAAATTATGCACATAACCCATGTTGATTGATTTGACTATAGGATTTCCGTTTTGTACGTAATTAAAAGTATCTTTGTTGAAACTCACATCAAAGCTGATATCACCTATATTATTCACGTTGCTATAACGTAGTGGGAACCCCAATACAGTATCAGCAGTACCACTACCTATTCCATAACTAAACAGTTTAGTACCAGTAAAAGATGTTCCTGTGTATATGTCATTGTCACTAAAGCTCATGCCATTATCGTCAAATATATCAAATAACGGAGCTTGATTTACAGTATTTTTCTCTTGAGCTTCTAACCATTCAGTTCCATCATAATAATAGCTTTTACCTTGATTATTATAACCGCGTAATGCGAATAGTTCTACCCCATTTTCTAATACACCGTCTCCTGCGACAGTCAATGTTATGACGCTATCGCCTCCAACTGTCAGTGTACTATATTCGGCTTGATAGATTTTATTTCTAACTTCGCTGTTACTATCTACTGCAAATACGATTCTAGATCCTGGAAATAAGTTATAATTATTCACAGGAATAATGTCTGCTACTATTGAAACATTGTGTGTAGTACTTAAAGTATGATTTCCAGCCCAAGTTATTGTCAATGTGTAGGTAGTATCATCATCTGATATATCAGTGACCTGTGAGTTATTTGGTAAAACTTTAAAATTGTCACCTATATACATATACGACAATAATGTTCCGGTAACAGAACTCTTAGGTATAGTTAATGTAGTAGATGTTCCGTTTGAAACAGAATTAATAGTACCAGTATTGTCTGAATATACTTCAGTATCTGGGTAATAAACTAGACTGTTAGGTACGCTATCCAATGCATTTGTATTCTTAAAGTCAAAGAAGTCGATAGGTTTTCTACTAGTTGAACCAGAATTAAAAAGTTTCAAGTTAGGATAAAATTCAATGATAGGTCTCTTAGCTTTGTTGTCTCCCGAAGCAAGATTTAACGTATCTGGATTTAGATTATAACTTGCGGTATTTTTGATTACATCAAGATGAAACCATCGATTGCTTCTAGCCCATGCATTCTTGCTAAGTGAATTTCTTGCTATAGTTATATAATCTTTATCTACTGGAATATATAGGCTAAGCTCCCAGTTAAGAACATCCCAGCCAGTACCGTCAAATGTATTATATTCACCCTGAGTGAATTTTTCAGGTGCTATAAGATCACTTACCGGAATCAATTCTATAGATTTACCCACACCTTCTACATAATATTGTCCACTTAGATAGCTTGTTGGTACTACATCTCCATCAAAGTTTACTTTCAATCCATTAGTGAATTTAATACCATTTGGGCTATTATAGTATTTTTTTCCAAGAATATCAGTCTCTACATCTAACACATCGTTTGTATTACTTTCGATGATCTTGATTATACCCACTTTATCTGGGTTTGTACCATCCTGATAATATAGAGTTGTAAGCGGAGCACTGATATATGGAATCAATGATATATTGCCATTAACATCTTTGTATAACGGTCTATTATTGTATACCACACCTAGTGTTGGAGTTATCTTTTCGTTAATATTGATAGTGCCATCAGGAATTAATCTGATGACAGGATCGGAGCTATAGTTAACGTATGTTATTTTATAATAATTATTGTTTACAGTAGTATATTTACCGTCTTCATATAAGCCTTCGCCTATAGTAGCAGTCATCGTACCTGTAGCCGTAATCAGACTTACAGGTGGACCTGACAAAGATTCAGAAATAGTAAAATCAGTAGAATTTATTATGCTTCTGATATAATATACTTTACCTGAAATTATGTTTCCAAATGTACTACCAGTAAATGTTACTGAACTATTGACCTTAAGTGAGCTTGTAGTACCTGAACTTACTCTCAAGTATCCAGAATCCATATCCCAGTCTACTTCTAACGGACTGTTTTCATCCCATGATTGTGTAGCCGGACTGTTCTCATCCCAACTTCCAGGATAAGCGAATGTAGATCCTATAGTAAGTGTAGCTGTCTGTTGTCCAAATAATGCATCATTGGTATCATATTGTTTCTCATCGAAGAAAGTATTGTAATATCCAATTTCATCTAGAATACCTGTATCATAGAAAACTACACGCAGTCCTTCTAATCCAGTAACACCATCAATGTTTCCTATCTCACTTAGTCTTTTACCTTCTATCTGATTAAATGGTGTAGTGCATACTAGATCGACTATATTATTTACTGGGAAATCATATTCATTCTGTGCGTCAGCAGCAGGAACAGAAAAGATCACGCTACCTTGATTTGCACCGTTATTCTCTACTCCAAATATTTCTCTTGTCGGAATGTTTGGTTGTTTTATAGTATAACCACTTACACCGGGCTCAGCCTGTATCCAAAACTGAGAATCTTGTGATACTTGAAATTCATAAGAACCTCCCCTAAGCAAAGTCAATGTTGGATTGTTAGAACCCGAATTACTAGTAGATAGTCTAATATCATAGCTATTCGGCAAACTACTAACTATGTAAACAAGATCCTTATAAACATAGCTAGCTGCTATAGTGACAACAGGAGGTCCATCGGGTAACCAATAATATTCACTATAATTTACTAGCTTATCTAGATCGACAAAACTATTCCATGAGTAGAATTCACTTGTAAAAAGATCACTTTGATTCTGATCGATATTAGATTTATTTTTAATAGCATCTAAAATGCCAGGATATGATATGAAGTCTTTTGCAACCGATTGATCTGGTTTAGTAAAAACAACACCGGGCTCTAGCTGATAATCTGTTCTTATCTTATCAAATTCAGGGACATAACTATCGTTAGAATTTATTCCATACCCAAATCTACTACCAATATAACCTTGGATTTTCTGTAAATTAGGTTGATTAACTAACTGATCTAGTGTAGCTCCCAATACTTGTTTGTTAAAGGGAGTCTGAAATATTTCTGGTAAGAAGTTGATTGTTCTGATACGTGCCATTTTTATTATTTAACCTGCAATTCGTTAGCTGTCAATGCTGGGACTACAACAATATCATTTGCTGTTGCTGCATTCACAAAAATCTCATATGGTAAACATTTAATCTCGTATAACGAACCAAACGGTAAGTTTGGGTTGTTAGGTACTAATACTGCTGAACTAATTAAATCACCGCATTGTGCATGTAAATATGCGCTCAGCTCGCTGAAATAAAACGTGTCTCCAAAATCCCAATTGTTAACATTAAAATAAGAATTCATAGCATATAATACTTTACTGATAACTTCACTATCACTTGCGTTCGTGAATGAATTTTTAATTACTTTTATAGATGCTTGTAAAGCACTATTTGCTTTTGGTCCAAATAATGGTTTGAAGACAACACTATTTAATATTACGCTGTCGCTTAACATTTTATAGTCTTGAATCTTACCATAACTCTGACTCAAATCATTTATAGTTGGTCTATCTGGTTCCTTTATAGTTCCAGTAGTATCCTGTATATAATTTTGATATGAATTATAATAGGATCGCTGTACGATATACAAATCTATTATGTTCGTTGTTACAGGGTCTATGCGTCGTGTGTTATTACTGTTATGTGTATACTGGAACTTTAGTCCCTGTCTTCCTGGTAAAATAGAGTATTGTGTCTGTTCTACCAGAGTATAATTTTGAATCAATGATTGAGAATCTTGGACAGTCATATAAAATTTATTTTCTGAATACGCATAGAATAACTGATTTACCGAATAATCATATTTAACCGGTTCGATCTGCGTCAGTGATGGGTATGCATACACGATATCAGATGAACTCACAATAAATGTTTGTGATAAATTTATCGGGTCTTGTATAGTTTGAAAGAATACAAAATTAGTGGTGTTGGTCATTCCTGTAGTATATCCAGTAACCTCATTAAAGAAATCTGGATTTAATATCAGTTCCCTGTTGTTAACATCAGTAGAACTAACTTCTATCTCAAAATCATTCACATAACCGTCGCTTTGAGTAGTCTGCCCTATAACATTTACATAATAAGTCTGACCTAAATTAGTACTTGAGTTAGGTAAAGTGTTTATGCCTAAAATTTTTACATTGTCTTGTATGACTTTGCCAGTATATGGATCATAGACTATCTGGTTATTAGTAGCTATAAATCTAGTTTGATTTACTGAACCAAAATAATATGTCAGTGATTTATAGGTTACTGTATACCTACCATTTGCAGTACTTGTAAACTTTACGAAATACTTACTATCATCATAAGTGCTTATATACCAACGCTGTTGATTGACTAATAATGCATTATTGAAAATCAGAGTAAAATTCTGATTTAGTTCCATACGTATGATTGCTTCTTGTAGCACTGCTGCAGGAATATTATTATCGAATACGGGAATAACTGTACCCATTATAGCGCCGTCAGGCACATAACCATTAAGTTTTACTGGTCCGGTGCCGTTCGCAAACGCACCGTTACCGTTATTGCTACCATCACCTACTACATTTAATACGTTACTCCATATATAAGTAGTGTCGGTTGGTCCTGGTATACCTGATTGCAAACGATTCTTACTATCAAAGTACATACCAGTAGGAGCAAGGAATTTACAAAGTGCACCTGTAGTTATATACTTTGTGTTATCACTAGCAAATGTTCCTATGCTTTGCGGAATACGCAAATCTCCGTTTTGTTTGTAGAAATATCCGGTCAACACGCTATTATCTACGGTAGTTACATTCCAATAAACTACGTCATTATCAGGGGTTACTGGATTAGCTATACTAGTTACAGTATATCTTGGATAATTCTGTATATAATATTGATTAGCTTTTGTTGTAGCTAATTCGCTAGCAAGATCATTTGTGAAGAAACTTATAATATCACTAGTACTATTGATGTTTAAACTCAGAAATCCTTCTTTATTATTCTGGTATAAAGCACCGTCATCAGCAAAACTGCTTGTGCTGCTATATTTACCTGTTGGATCCAGCAAATCTAGATTTTTACTTACACCTACACTTGACCTATTGATGGCTTTGCTTTTTACGATTCCACTGTAAAATGTATATGGAAAATTACTATAGTCTTCTCCATTTACCATTCTATTTTGAGTGTAGTAATGTGTAGGTGCTCTCTGCTTTATGTTTGCCAGAGTCTCACGTGCTTGTGCATTAGTAACCGTCTGCGGCAATGTAAGATTCATAGTCAATATCTGAGGTTTACCTGTCCTATCAACATAGCTCATAGACACAGTTATGTTACTCATCTCTACTGGATCTATAGTATAATTCAATGCATTGCTAGTTCTTACATATGCTCTGAAATTACCGATCGGAATCTTACTGAATATTCCATCTCCAAATACGTAACTTATAGTGTCGTTAAATCCACTAGTAACACTAAAAATAGTTCTGTCGCTTGATTGTGTCTGTAGATATGCGTCAGCGTAGATATTATCTACCTGTGTCCATTGTGTTCTAGTTCCATTAGTGTTTACTTTATAAAGCCATGTGTCGTCGTTGTTTATACCCTGGATCACTCCTATAGGAATGATTTGATTACTGATCTGTTGTTGTAAGCTGAAATCATAAGTCTGCAATGAACCTTGTTTAAAATACAAGAAATATCCAGTGTTAGGACTACCGAATCCTAATTTATCATTTCTATATAATATGTTCATTCTACCTTTAGGGCTAGGTGGAATCTCATAGAGATAATCCTCATTTAAAGATGTGACACTAACGCATTCAAAATTCATATTAGTACCATTAACTGTACTATTGAAAGGTATGATTGGTAATGCGTTTGGAGGGATAGCTACGCTATATTCGCTAGTAGTGACTCCTAGAATATCTTGGCTATTGCCCGGTTTACCTATCTTCTGAGTATTAACTAGTGCAGCATTTAATATAGTGTTCATCTGTTCTAACCAATTAGGATTAGCAGGATCGTTCCATAATATGGTTAGGTTGCTCAGATTAGTACCGTTCAAGTCTTGTATGTTCTGTGTAGTGTTTAACCCAGTTAGTTTTAAAAATCCCTGGGCGGCAAGATTTCTTTTTGGTGTATATCCAACCAGAGTGGCTAACTTTATCACGCTGTCTCTACGTTCAGCAGTGTCGATAAAATTCTCACGGGCATTTAGATCATTTCGGAAAGCAAGACCTTGACCCATGAATGCTACTAGGTCCATCAAAGCGATATATTCGCTTGACCCCACGAAATCGTTAAATGTTTCTGGATAATAAAGCTGTAGGTAGTCTACGAAAGCTTTTCGCAGTGTTTCGAAATCATAGCTTTTAAAATCTGCTTGATTGAAAGTCTTATAGAAAGTTTTCCAATCATTGAGACCGAATAATGCACCTTGTCTTGAGCTTGTTGCCATAGTTACACTCTTTTGTATATGATATATTTATCATAAACGAAAAAGTGGATTTTTGAATTATACGACTGTTGCTAACCTAGTGTTTCTACTAAGAGCTATACTTAAGCTAGTAGGATTATTATATGGTTGTACGGCTATCTGAGTTTCTAATAAGATACCATTATTCTGAGGAAAAGCCCTGACATAACCAAGTACTATCCTTGAATCTAAACTTATTAATCTTTTTATCTCATCTTGTATCTGCTGGACAGTATCATCCGTGTTTGGTTCAAAAATGAAATTCCATATAGTAGTACCAAAATCTGGTCGTCCGGGTATAGAACCAATTGGTATATTCAATAGATTGATAAAGTCTTGGACAACTAAATCTATGTCAGTTAATGTGAATTTTTTACCAGTACTCGCATTTAATCCTGCAGGAATACCATATCCATTGATGCTGATAGGGTTACCGTTTTTATCAACATAATTATTATTGACATAATCAACATCACCTATCTGGAGTTGTTGATTAGTAGCTAACGGTAAACAAGCTCTAACTGTGCTAAATCCTATATATTGTGCCATATCTTCCTCATAATGTATTTATGATCTTACCCTGTGAGGTTTTCGATCTGCTTCTGTATATTGATCCATTCTGCGCTATTAGCATGTGATTTCCATGCCGCTTGTGCTGACTTTGTATTAGGATCATTAGCACCATATTGATCACGTTTGCTCAAGAACTCTGCCATTAGTTTTTGATCTTGGGCACGGAAATCTTGCGCTTTCTTTGCTAATTGATTGAACTGTTTGTTGAGACCTTCTACCTTAGAGTCTAATGATTGTTTTGCAGATTCTGGTATAGATCCTGTAAGATTGGGCGAAGGTATTCCTTTATCACCTAATATCTTATCTACTTGTCCGCTGATTTGATCTCTGCTCAATGTATTGAAACCTATACTAGGCAATGATACTGTGCTTGGATTTCCACCTGCTAGGCTTGCGATACTTGATTGTAATTGTGCTATAGCACCTACTGGCAAGCCTGCGGTAGCTAATGACGTAAGTCCACCTAATTTTCCTAGATTCCCGCCTGCTAGTCCACCTAATGCTCCTGATATGCCACCGGATAGTCCACCTAGACCTCCACCTAGATTAGATAGCCCTCCTATAGCTTTGTTTACAGCTCCTGACACACTCGCTACTGTACCTAATCCATTCATCAATCCAGATGTAGCATTTTTAATCAACGGTGCTAATGAACTTGCTCCTGGTATTACGTTAGTAGCTCCTGGAGCATTATTTACTACACTAGCAATCGTGTTTATACCACCTGGCAAATTACTTATACCGCTAGCTAGATGCGAGCTTAATGAACCTATAGAACCACTGTTTATTACCTGTGCTGCTCTATATATATCATTGTGACTGTTTGTTTTTGAGACACCTACCAACCCTTGTACACTATGTATAGCGTTGTTGATCCCGCCGGTAGTCATGTTTAATGGGCTCCCACCTACTCTACTTATTAAATTAGTCAGTGCCGCACCACCTGATAATGCTGCACCTATATTACCTAATGCACTGCTACCGGTAACACCTGATATAGCCGAAACTGCCCTACTTGCATTTTTCAATGCCCCGGTTATACTAGAAACAGAATTGTTTAAACCTGAAAGTAAACTAGTAGCACCACCGAGCGATCCTGATATACTTGATATTCCGCTAGCGCCGCCTGCTATAGAGCTTAAGGCACCTGTCAAGCCAGACGCTCCACCGGCTAATCCACTCAAGCTATTACCAATACCACCTAACTGAGATCCAGTCATGTTTGCCATGCTTGCTGCTTCAGCAGCGTTATCTTTTGCGATCTGTGTGAGATTTTGCGGGACCCCGGCTTTTAGTGGTTTAAAGCTATTTTTAACTGCATTGAATGCTGAGGCTGCTACACCTTCTACCTTATCTATCAGACCAGATAAAGTGGGAACAGTTCCCATAGATGTCATAGCTGCTTGTATTCCTCCTAATCCACCAATAGATTCGGTTAATTGCGCTGCTGCACCTCCTGCACCTATAGCAGACAATGCTGCTTTAGCAGATCCTGCTGCACCTCCCAATGCTCCACTAAGTGATCCGCTCAGTGAATTAGTTATCCCTGCTGCGCCGCTTATCAACCCAGAAGGCGAAGTTATGTTACTAATCAATCCACTAGCCATACTAGCAGAGCCTGCAAATGCACTTACCGCGGCTGATGCACCTGAAGGTAAAACAGATGCTGCTCCTAAAACATTGCTAGCTGTTTTAGCAAGTGAAGTTACACTGTGAACTGCGGCTAATGTTGGTCCTAAACCTACCGTAGAAGCAGCATGTACTAAACCTGAAATCTGAGTTGGTGCTTCTCTACCTGATATCGCACCGACTACTGTCAAGGCACTCTGTGCTTTCTTCATAGTATTGACTAGTGTAGTAGACTGTGCGCTAGGAGATTTTATCATTGCGTCTAAGCTCGTAGCTCCTGGTATCTTACCAGAAAACACAGAGTTTGGCATAGAACGTTTCATAGGTTTACCAGCTTGAATCATAGCATTAACTAGTATTCCTGCGCCGGGTTTCAATGCACCACCTAAATCTAACTGTGAAGGTGTTAATCCAAGACTTCCTACTGCACCTATAGCTCCTTGTGCTGTTTTTATAATACCTGCTCCGGCTTTTACTGCACTCGCTAGAGGTCCCGATGCTGCTGCTGTAGCGACTTGCGCTATAGATGCGGCAGTCACATTCATATTCATCGCATCGCTAATAGAAGGAATACCTGCAGGTGCAGAAGCCATAGTTGCGACCGCAGGTGGTATTGGATTAGTAGCTGCTGCTGCTTGATTAGCAGCACCTGTACTCGGAGATGCAGGTTGCGGAAGATTGTCACTTGCGTTAGGACTATTCTTGACATCTACACCTTGACCTGCACCTGCAAAAGGAGCATGTGTAGGCATTCTGCTTGTTGTACTAAGCTGTTTACCTGGCGCGCCGGCAAATCCTTTGTCTGCATCATGCAATGTATCTGTGTGTGCGACTAGAGGGATAGGTGATACTGGTTCGGGAGTCTCACTTGGACTTCCACTATTAAGATTTACTTTGCTACCATTAACAAAGGTCTGTCCACCACCTACAAGACTGGCTTCTCCTTTAGCTTGCCAAGCTATAGGTCCACCTGAAAGCCCTGTCATCTTAGCAGATGCCGATATAGAAATATCAGTGCCTGCTCTAGCCTTAGTAGCTTCTTCACTGTTTATCTGTATGTTTTTTGCCTGTAAGTTTAGATTTTCAGCAGCATGTATAGTAACGTTTCTATCAGCATGTAGATTTATATCACCCTGTGTTCTTACATTGAAGCTATTAGTTCCAAATATATCTATAGTACCTTCTTTACCTAATTCAACATAACTTTGCCCATTGCTATGCAATATCATTAGAGTCTGTCCATCATCACTCATTTTTATCTGATGGCCCAACGCAGAACGTATAGTCATGCCCTGATCTCTACCAACAAGATCACCGTCATCCATGCTTATGCTATGACCGTTTCTACGAGATTCTACTGATAGCTGATCTCCTTTGCTAGGATCTAGATTTTGAGCGATACTAGTGTCATCGTATCCTCCTTTATAGATAGGTCTACCTGGAGTATTGACACCGAAACCAACACGATTCACAGGATCACGTGCTGAACTACTACCGCTTGGTCCTCTTACTGCGTCTCTTACTGTACCTTGCTGTGCGTGTATAGCCGCACTGCTACTATGCACTGGTCTAGGTTGATCATTAAAATCACCTTGACTGCTCTCACTGTTATTGTTATTGAAATTAGTGACAGGTAATCTAGGTGCTCCGCCTAAGCTGTTTGCTTCTCCCTCATTAGGTACAACATTATCTGTCGCTGCACCTGCTACAGGAACACTATGCATCTCACTAGCACTGGGTACGCCACCGATATAAAATCCCTGATTGATATCATTATTAGCAAATATACAAAGTACCTGACTACCTATGTCAGGAGGACTGCTAGCCATACCATAACTGCTAGGATTAGTCTTAAAACTTCCACTACCAGATGATCCGCTACTACCGCCAGTAGATCCAGAAAATGCACTTAGTTTGCTCACTGTGATCCAGTTTTTGCTACTATCCGGATCGTTAGGTAATTTGTTTGATAATAGAACTCGTATTCTACCTGAACGTGTAGGATCGATGTTATCTTTTACTGTTGCAATGATAGGCGATCCCATTCCTGCGCCACCTGTCATGGGATTCGCAGATTTTAATTGTCCTGATGTTTTAACTAAATCACGCATATTTCACCTTTTAAGCTCCAAAACCAAATGTAGGTAATTGTGTTTCTCCTGTTATACCTATGAAATTTCCAGTATTTGGATTTATTTCATTCTGCCCTATAGGCGCTAATGGTGGGTCGGAAGGTTGCACCGGAGGTTCTTCAGGCTCATTCATTCCTAAACCAGCACCAAATGTTCCTTGAGACTCATTACGAGTTTCTGTGTTACCTGACTCTGCCTCTGAATTTGATTCTGAACGCTCACTATCAGAACTATTTGGTTGTTGTTCGGGTAGACCAAAAAGTGTCTGATCACATTCTAAAATTTGTTTAAAATTTCCACCTTGGAATACACTTGTTATTTTAGTTATCTGATATATTATTCCGCCACCTCTACTATCCAAACTAGCTTGTATGTCTGAAGGGTATTCTACTAATTGTATAGAACTATTAATATCCATAACACCTTCAGAATTATTGTAATCTATTCCTTCATTAAAGTGAAGTTCGATAAAAACCTGACCGCCGGCAAAATTGACGCCATTCCCACCTTGTTGACTAGTATAATTTTGATCATATGATTGTCCTTCTCCGAAAGTAGGATATGAAGGTAAAAAGTCAGGATCACCTAATATAGTTATTTTAGCTTTCGCTAATGTGTTCGGATCGTATAATGATGTCATGTAGCTATTGACAGAAGCTGATGCACTACCTAAAGACCTTCCTGCTCTTGATTGATTTGGTTGAAGACCGTCTGCGGTATTGATTGCATTCTGACTACTATCATTACCTATACCAACTACAACATTCATGAATAAATTATCAAACTGTTGTTCAAAGTGTAACACTTCGCTATTTTGACCAGTATACCAGTACTCATATCTTTTCACTGGTCCTGGATATCGATTATTTGAATCTACTACCGGACTAGGGACAGAAGGAGTATTATATAATGATATTCCATATTCAATATCATAGCTATAGTTGTTTATTTTTTTGTCCCATTTTTGATTAGTTATTTTCGCTAGTGTGCTTATCCAACTTATAGATTTACTTTTACCATCCGGAGTTATAGGATCTTGATTTTTCTTTTTGTCATCTGGATCGGGTTTGTTAGGATATAATACGGTAAGTTGATTTTCCATAAATTGACTTTGCTTTACCATATCACTTACAGCTTGAACGATAGGTTGGTCATTGGCATGACTTAATGTTATTTTACTCGTATTTGTGTTTTGATTTGCTTTTTCATTGGCTGGGTTAGAATCAGCTTTTTTATCTACATTGTTTGCGGAATTTGCCCTGTTTCCGTTAGGTTTTTCAGCTTTGCTAGTTAATACTGAGTTATAGATTATATCAGTACCGTTTAACCAATTAACAATATATTTTGTTGGTGTTCTACCTCCTTTTTCTGCTAGATCCTTTTCACTCTTGTTTATTTGTTCAAGATATTTTTCTACTCCCTCTTTAACCGTACCTGCTGTAACTGCTTGAGGGAACTTAGATGTGCCCTTGCTAATATTAAACCCAGATTGTACTGGTTTAGTAATAGCCTTTACATTGTAAACTACCATTCTACCGTCTAGTTTAAACTTCATCTCACTGATCTGTATATCAATAAAATGTTCAAATAAATCTGTATCCGAAACTGCTACTCCATTTACATCATATCCATGAAAGCGTATACCTAATATAAAATCTTGTTTAGTAAGACTTAAATTACTAACTTGTGGATTAGCACCATATAAAGTATCTGCTGCTCTACGCAGATTAGTCATGAAACTAAATCCATATGGTTCAAAAATCTGAAAAGTTATATCTGAACTGAGTATAACTGTGCTTCCGGTTTCTTTTTGAGTCACGTTACATTGAATCTGTAAATTATCAATACCATAATCATATTGAAAATTAGGTGCTCTAAATCCATTATTCACGCCGCCACTCTGGCATACTATATAGAAACTTCCGGCAGCAGTCACAGAGTTTCTACCACTAGCAACAAATGCATCATAACCTTGTGGTGTTACCATATATAAAGTTATTTGATATGTGTAGTTCATGTAGTCCCCTAAAGGATTCTGCAATCTTCTTCCCGGTTTACTATCACTACCATTACTATCAAATTTACTATATTGAAAATCATCACCACCGTTACTACCAGATGCATTAGTCTCACTAGGGCTTCCTGAATCAGAATTTCCTGAATCAGCATTCTGTTCGGCTTCATATGCTGCACGTTCACCTGGTTGTTCGACTACACTACCTCTTCCTGCTCCTGCACCAGAATCTGATGCAGAAGTTGATGGACCTAGATATGCATCAACTTCTGTATTGGCTAATTGTTTTATCGTGTCTTCTCTGCCGCTATCGTCGCTAGTCGACGGTATAGCAGGTTCAGGTATGCTCGCTTCTGGTCCTTGTATATTTCCTATTGCATCTTTTAAATTACGATATGCCATATCACAAACCTAATACATTCTTTAAAGTTTCATATCTGGGTATATAAATCTGAGTCCCAGAAGTGAAATAAAAATACGGATCTGCACCTAAGGTGTTAGGATTTCTTCCTGCAAAAACCCACCATAATTTTGAATTTTTATATAAATCATATGCCAGCAAATCGGGTCTGTACTCATACTGAGGAAGTATGGTATACAAAATATCAGAGGCGTATTTTGGTATAACTTTGTAATTTATAACATCAAGATATGTATTTTTAACTATATCTGTAGTGCTATAAGGGCTAGCAGGATTATAATATTGTGTGACAGCCATTATTTTAATCCTCTCTTCAATTGTTCAATCTCTTTATGAAGATATTCTAAATCTTTCTTTAATAATTCAACATCCATAGTATTTCTACCTGGTTGTTTTATATAATTAGAAAATCTTTCTTCTATCATTTTTTGTGCATGTTCAAGATCACCTATTCGATTCTGTGTAGTAAACACATACCAAGATGCTAGAACAATTACAGTTACTATTGATATCAATAATTTAAGAGGAAAAGTTACTTCTGTCTTTTCATCTATTACCATTAGATTCTCCATTTTTTAGGATTGAAAGCATCCTTCATTTTACGTCCAGCATCTTCGGCTGCTCTTTTAGCAGCTTCGGCTTGTCTATTGAGTTCATCTTGTGCTGCCTGTGCTGCTCTAGCAGCTTCTTCGGCTTGTCTATTGAGTTCATCTTGTGCTGCCTGTGCTGCTCTAGCAGCTTCTTCTGCTGCTCTCCTAGCGTTATCCTCAGCAACCCTTCTAGCAGCTTCAGCTTGTCTATCTAATTCAGCCTGTGCTGCTCTAGCTGCTTCTTCTGCTTGGCGTTGTGCTTCCGCAGCCACACGCTCTGCTTCTCTCTTTGCTTCAGCAGCTTTATGCTCCGCTATTTTAGCAGCCTTTTGTGCTTCATCAGCAGCTATTTTAGCAGCTTCCTGCGCAGGCTTAGTATCAACACTAACACTCATATCAAGTTCAACACCTGCTAGTAGTGCAACTTCTCCGCTGAGTCCCACAGTAACAACACCGTCATCCATAGTAGCACCACCGCCTACTTCTGCTCCAACTTGTGCTCCGATACTAACACCGGCACCTGCTTGCGCTCCGTTTCCACTAGAATCATAAGTGCCGCTCGACGCACCAACTCCAACACTGACTCCTGCTACTGCGCCTGCCTGACCACTAGCACCATCTGCGCCGATCTGTGCACTGGCGCCTGCATGAGCTTCTGCCGATGCTGTTGCATGTACTTCATTAGTAATAGTAACATCGCCGATTGTGGCACTAGTACTAGCACCTGCTTCTACGCTAGCTCCTGCTTCAACACCAGCGGTAGCATAAGCATTTCGACCATCCCACCCTGCTTGTGCTTCAGCTCCAACGTGTGCTTCGGCTCCAACGTGTGCTTCGGTTGCAAGATCAACACCTCCTACTGTTGTTTCAGCGCCTATACTTACTTCAGCACTTACCCCTGCCTCGGCAGAAGCAGCAACTGATGTGTCAGTTACCAATGTTCCGGCGCTAGCATGTGCTTCTGCGTCTGCTTCAGCAGTGAATGTCACTCCACCTGCTTCTGCGCTTACTGAAACATTTGCTCCAACTTCTATACCTGCTTGTGGATCAGTTACGTTCTGGTCTTTTCCAGCAGTGAAATCGCTAGATATCCCTGGCTTAAGCCCTTTATCTTCTTCCTTCTTCTCGTTTTCAGTAGTCATTTTAAATTCTCCTTTTGAGATTGATATTTTATTACCACATTCCTTTAAGGCTACCGTTAGCATAACCTTGGAAGCTAAATCTATTGCTGACATCATTTCTACTATATACTGGATAGCAGCTTATAGTTATAGATAATTTAGTAGGTACCCAATTTGCACTATTCCCAGCTTGCGTACTTGTTATATTAAATTTAGGAGGAGGCGGCATACCACCTGGCATTATGCTAGCTCCTAATCTACCGAACAATCCCTGAGGTTGTGGCATTGATTGTTGAGTAACTTGTACACCAGTATAATGCCCTTGTGTAGGAATAAAATCCACATCTGTGGGTAAACTATAATTAAAACTGTTTATTACCATTGGTAACCCATCGAATTGATATGGTCCATATCCATATAGATACATAACCGGTGGGGGTGTTCCAATCGGTGGATTCTGATCCTGTCCATAAAACATCTTAGTAGCAGACCTGAAAAAATGTATGACAGCTAGTAGGTAATTAGCTTCCATATTATCTTGTGCAGTGAACTCTCCTGTAATCTGTATACTATCTACACTACTGCTTTGATATTGAAATACCTTATAGTTACTATGCATCAATGTTTGTGCTTCATAGTTAGCTACATAGTTTACTGTTACTTGTGGTGTGTAGGGAAATATAACACCGCCTGCTGTTCTCAATGGTTGTAATATCTGATTGCTACCGTCATTATATAGATAGCTTGATCCTGAAGGTAGTTTTATGCGTACACGCCAATCTTGCGCTGCACCCGCG